GGCATCCTGCGCGCCGAAGGTCCGGTAAACCGCTTTCTGTCCCAGGTGATCGAAGTCCACTCCGACAAAATCGTGAACAAACGCACAGACTCCGCCTGTGAAATCCTGACCACCGACAAGCTGGGCAGCCACGGCGCACGGCCCGACGTCGTGCTGATTAACGAGTTAACCCACCAGAAAGACAAGGGCTTTGCGGAAACGCTGCTCGACAACCTCGACAAGATGCCGCTGGGGCTGGGCATTATCGCTACCAACTCCGGGCATGATCCGTCCTGGCAACTCGAATGGAAACGGACGTTTGCGCAGTCCAGCCGCTGGACCGTTCTGGAATACAACCGTCCCGCCCCTTGGGTTTCCGAGGAGGCGCTTGCGGAGTCTGCCAAGCGCAACAGCGCAGGCCGCTTTGCTCGGCTCTGGAAAGGCCAGTGGGTGAGCGACACCGGCGACGCGCTCGACTCGACGGACCTGGACGCATGCTTTACCCGACAAGGGCCGATGGACGGCAGCGAACCCGGCTACGTGTTCGTGGGAGGGCTCGACATCGGCTTGAAAAAGCACGCCACCGGATTCGTCGTGTGCGGCAAGCATGTCGGCTGGTTGGAGGAAAAGCCCCAGCCCGCGCCTAAGCTGACCACTCGTGACCAAGCCATGATCGAGCTAGGCATAACAGAGCCTCCCGTCGTGGAACCCGACACGATCTACCACGAACCGACGCACCGCGTTCGGCTGGCGCATACCAGAGTCTGGAAGCCGGCTCCAGGCAAGCGCGTTTCCCTGGAAGCGGTGCGCACCGCAATACTCCGCGCCCATGAACGGTTTCGACTTGCGGGCGTCGTGCTCGATCCGTACCAAGGCGAGCACTTGGCCGAACTGCTCCAGCGGGACGGCGTCCCCGTGATGCTTACTCCGCAGACAACCGCCAGCTTGCAGGACCAAGCCACGGCGCTCGTCGAAGCATTCCAACAGCGCACCATCGAACTGTACGAAGATGAGGACCTTCGAGCCGACCTACGAGCCCTGCGCATCAAGGACACTGGAACCCGTGTGCGGCTCCTTTCCCCAGAAAGCAGCAACGATGGGGCAGGTACTGCCCACGGTGATCTGGCTGCGGCGCTAAGCTTTATCCTAGCCGCCTGTAAGTGCAATACTTATGCACTTGCAAAGTATAGGCATAATGGTACAATGCTGGTCTACTCCTAAACAACCGTCGGTCGGGCTGCGAAGGTCGTAGCCAGTGAACTTCACAACCCGCGGTGCCAACGCTTGCCGATCCCAAGCGCTGGTGCTCGCGGGTTTTTTCGTTGCGTCTAGCAGGAAGGCCACCGCGCCGTGGAGTGAACATGATCCACGGCGCGGTGAGCCCATTAGGACCAAACCCATGATCACAGTTACCGAAGCCCTGAAGAACTGGTTGATCGACAACCAGCACTGCCCCTCCACCTGGACGGACGAACAACTGTACCGCAAACGCGCTGCCGAACTGCTCGCGGAAGGCACGCTCGACAACGACACGTTCAAAAAGCTCTTGACCAATGAAGAGGTAACGACAATGGCCAAAAGTCCCAGCCCCAATCCCGACACTGTCTTCGACCGTGGTGGTTCGGTGGTCTACGTGAAAGATCCAAGCGAGCGGTTGTCTACCAAGCGCTACGCTTGCAAGAACCGCTTTGGCGAAACCGTGGTCGACCCCATCTACAACAAGGAAGTCGAGACGCTGAGCGAGCGTGACGCCGCGCGCACGGGCGTTTTGTTCAAGCACCTGGCGCACCGCAGCGGCGCGGCGAACTGTCCGCTTTCGGAGTGGGAGCGCGAACTGCTGGCCGAGACCTGCGAGAAAGCCGACTGGGCAGGGCAGGTGAACGGCGTGTGGTACGACCACATCAGCGGACACGCCAACATCAAGGCGCTGATCGACGACGCGGCCAGCGGCGGCATCGAAATCGCCCCCATCTTCTTCGACGAAGACGTGTACTCGCAGCCGCTTTTGTCTGGCGAGTTATTCCCCGACGTGGACCTGCGCCCCGTACCTCGGGGCCGTCGCATCGAAGGCGCGAGTATCGGCCATCCAACTGTGCAGTGGGGCGGAGTCGACGATACGTCGGTCGATCTGTTTAACACCGCCGATCTGGTGGCCGCGCTCGACACGACCATCCACCGCGCCGAGTGCGCGATCACGGTAGGACGCGACCTGATGAGCGATACGCCCGTGGAAATCGGCAACCGGATTACTCGGCTGATCGGCGAGCGCCTGATGCAGTCCCTCGACCGCAAAGTGAGCAACGGCAACGGGACAACGGAACCCGAAGGTATCTTCCAGAAGTCGGGCGTGACCTCCGTGAACACCGACAACGGCGGGAGCGGTCCGCCGACGCTGAACGACTACATCACGCTGCTGTTTGCGCTGGGCAAGCAGTACCGCGCCAGCAGCAGCAACGCCAATCGGGTGCGGTTTATCTCGAACGACGTGACCTACCGCCGCAGTCGGGCGATCAAGGTCGATCCGCAAACCAGTTCTACCGATCAGCGCCCCGTGCTGACCGGCGGCGACACCAAGTCCTTCCAGGACTACATGAGCCTCGGCCTGCCTCACAAGATCGACACGCAACTGGCCAACACCGTCGCCGGCATCTGCGCGATGAACCGCTATCGGATGTACCGACGCAAGGGCATGGAGATCATGATGTCGAGCCAAGGGCAAACGCTGATGCTCAACAACGAAATGTTGATCGTCATGTACGCTCGTTACGGCGGACAACTCTACGACGCCGCCGCTTTCGCCAAGTGGACCGACGGGCAGAGCTAACAACCGCACAACACCCGCAACTAACAACGGAGCACGACAATGGTGCAAGCAGTAGAAATCGAAGTTGACACCGAACACAACAGCAACCTGTTCTTCCGCCCGTTGCAGCGGAACGTGCGCGGGCGATTCGACTGGAGCCGGCTGCACGAGCCGATGGCGCGTGTGAAGGCCCACGAGTGGCCGACGCCGTTACCGGGACAGCGCCTCGGCGTGGACGCCAAGGGAGTCGGCTACATCGCCGAACCGCTGCACGACGAGCAGCATGCCCCCACCAAGGAACGGATCGAGGGCAAGCTGCACCGCAAGCTAGAGCCGGCGAAGCAGACGTTCGACAACGTCCACCTGCCGTCCTGGTACTACTGGATGCAACGCGCGGTCGAAGCGGGCATCGCCCAGGTCGTGAGCGGCAAGCTGCCCGACGACATCGGGGGCAAGCCCAAGAAGGACTTTATCTTTGCGGAGCCCGAGCGAAGCGACACCGACAAGCTGACCGCCGCTATCGAGCAACAGACGGAAGCGTTCCGCGAGTTGACCGCCGCTATCGGCTCCCTTCTGAAAGCCAAGAAATGATCCGTCGCCTACTCGCCCGCTGGGCGAACGCTGCGCACCTGACCGCGCTCGAACGATTGCAGCGCGAGGTTGCGGACCTGCAAGCGGAACTCGAAGCCCGCAACCGAACCATTGCGGTGCAACAGGGCGAACTCGACAACCTGGCAGCCGTCGTAGCCCGCGACCGCGCTCGCATCAAGGCCGAAGGCGCTGCCTATTCTCGCCGCCAAGCCGAAGCCGAAGGGACTACCAAAGATGACCAGCGCCCTGAATCGAGCCTTGGCCGATTCGCATCGTAGTTACGCCTCGGCCAAAGCGTCGGTCGCCAACGTGCAACAGGCGATGTTGGCGCGTGGTCCCGGTGGCCTGCCCATCGAGCGTACCGACCTCTCCAAGGCGCACGAGCAACTCCGGCACTTTACCGGGTGGGTGTACGCCAGCATTCGGCCCATCGCCCAGCGCATTGCGGGGCAGCCTATCCACGTAGGCCGTAGGGCTTCGATTCGCAGAGGCAGCAAGGCGGCGAAGCCGGAGCCGATGCGTTCCCATGATTTGCTCGACTTGCTGGGCAATCCCAACGACCTGATGGTGGCGTGGTCGTTGATGTTTACCACGGTCGCCAGCATGGAACTGACCGGCCGACAACTCTGGTGGCTACCCGGTAGGAAACAGATACTCCCGATCCCTACGTCGTGGCTGGTGGGCTTCGAGGGCTCGACGAGTTTTCAGTCGTTCAAGATACGTCCGCCGTACACCGGCGAGGCGTTCAACCTGCCCGCCAACGAGTGCGCTTACTTCGCCTACCCCAACCCGGCCGATCCCCACGGCGCAACCAGCCCGCTCCAGGCGGTCGCCGGCGCGGTCGATACCGACGAAGCGATTACGGCCTCGCAGGTGTCGGCGTTCCAGCAAGGCATTAACCCGCACCATGCGGTGATTGTCGGGCGCGATCCGCATCCTGATTTCCCCGGAGGCATTCGCCCGCGCCTGACCGACGCCCAACAGCGGCAGATCATCAACGCCATCCGAAAACGCTACTCGGGGATGTACAAGCACGGCGAGCCGCTGATCCTCGACGGCCTGATCGAGGACGTAAAGCGCCTGTCGAGCACGCCGGAAGAAATGGACTGGATGGACAGCGCCAAGCAGACCAAGGCCCGCATCGCCCAGGGCTTCGGCACGAACCCGATCATCATGGGCGAGATCGAGGGAGCAAACCGCGCCAGCGCCACCGCAGCCGACAAACACTTCTGCGACTTTACGATTAACCCCAAGATCGAACTGCTAAGCCAGACGCTGACCGAATGGCTGGCCCCGATGTTCGGCGGGGACATCGTGGTCTGGATCGAGCCCTGCACGGCCAACGACGCCGAAATGGCGCTGAAGCGGATGGAGCTTGCGGCAAAGCACGGGGCTCTGCGCATGAACGAACTACGCACGTTCGCCGTAAGCGCCCCTCGCGGCCATGATTGACGGGTGGGGTAGGCTGATGCGCGGGGGCTGGAGGACTGGCGCGTCGGAGGTGAAGCATGGCTGGTG